AATTTGGTTCTTCAGGTTGCCGATTCTGCCGAAGGCAAATCGCTCGGCTTTCAGGATTCAACCGGCGTAATGAGCGCGGTTATCAATCAGGCAGTCGGCGGCTTTAACATTGCAGCCGACGAACTCACCTCAACGCTCAACAAGCGCTATGTCGGGGTCAAGGTATCGTCTGCGGCAACAGCATGCGGTGCTGATGTCTGCGTGATTCGCACAGGCGGAAGATTTAATCCGCCCACGTTTAGCGGTCGGTTGGCCGCCTAAGCAATTTGGGTCGGGTCGTTGACACCCGATGGACTTTACGCGCGATCGGCAATCCCCCGCGGCCTGACCCAATAATAAATCAGGGGGAAATAATATCACATTAAAAGGGGGATAAATTATGGCAAGAAAAGCGGTAAAAAAGAAAGCAGCAGAAAAATCGGAACCGATCATACTGGACGTTCCCGAAACGGTTATCGGAAAAGAACAACCAGCGCCAGTGCGCGAATTCAAGCTGCCGAAAAAAGAAAAAGTCGCCATCGTCGGCTGCGCCGATAGCAGGGAACAGACCCCGTGGCATCGTGAGGCTGAATTTGAATACTGGGGAGTCAACAACCTATATCTGACCACCCCGGGGCCGTGGACTCGCTGGTTTGATATTCATAGCTTCAAACAAGATCCAATTACCAAAAAATGGCTGCGCCGGGGCAATAATGATTTTCGCGGTATGCCGGTTGAAAAGTATCTTGCAGACATGCAGGCTCTTGATATTCCCGTTTACATGCAGAAGCCGGTGTCGCTTGTGCCAAACGCGGTATTGTATCCCATCAAAGATATCATGCTGCGTTTCGAGGACTATTTTACGAATACCGTATCTTATGAAATCGCGCTTGCGATAATGTCGGGGTTCAAAGAAATTTGGATCCTAGGGGTCGATATGGCGGTCGATACGGAATATTACTGGCAGCGCCCATCCTGTGAATATTTTATCGGCCTTGCGCGCGGACTCGGTATCACCGTTTATCTGCCCGATGAGTGCGACCTTTTGAAAACGCGGTTTCTATACGGCTATCACGAAGAAATGGAACTGGCATTTTCAAAAAAAGTGAAATCGATGCGAAAGTCGATGCTGCAACGGCAAAACAAAGCCTTCAACCAGCTTGAAATGGCAAAAAAACAGCTTGAACAGTATGCCGGCGCTATCTCGGCGGCATCGGAAATCGAAAAAATCTGGTCGAATACCGTTGACCTGTGGCCTGATAAGGCGGCAAAAAAGAAATCGGATGGGTTCCATGGAAAGTAAATATAAAGTCGTGCGCGGATGCGTCAATCAGGATAACAAGCGGCTGATGAAAATCGGCGACATTATCTATTCAATGAGCGCATTTGAAATCGGGCGGCATCTGGCGGAAGGAAATATCGTACCTATACCGACCGATGAAATCGAACGCGCTATTTCAGCGCCGCCTGAAGTGCGCAAAAAAAGGCGATATATCAGGAAGGCCAAAAATGCTGACTGATGTTGAAATCATTCATATCGGGCGCGATAACTCAATCGATTTTCTGCTTTATGCCGATTCGACATTGCAAGACCTGTCGGCCGTAACCGAAATGCGCCTGCGGATCGGATCGGTTGTTATTGCATCGACTGACAGCACAGGCGGATATATCCGGTGGTCTGGATCAGGATACGGAACCGGCGAGGCGCGTATATTCGGCGGCAGCACATCGATTGGATTGACTACCGGATTTTTCAATGCCGCGCTGGTAGTCTATGATCCGACCAATACAAACGGTGTCGTTTGGGATGATAACGTACCGATCAGGGTAAAGCAGAACGTATTAACAACGTAATAAAGGTCTGCTATGAGTATTGTAAGAATAACGGAACCGACCTCGAGGTCGGTGAGCGTTTCAGAAGCAAAAGAGTTTTTGCGGGTCAGAGGATCTACCGCAGAAGATTATCTTTTCAGGGCATTTATCAACGCCGCAGAGGACTATGCCGAAAATTACATGAAACGTTCGATCATGCCGCAGCAGTGGCGGCTTAAACTGGATGCGATTCCCGCAAGCGACGAAATCGAACTTCCCAACGGACCCCTATCAACAGTTACAAGCGCGGTTTCGAATTTTTCATATTACGATTCGACCAATGCGACAAATGCAATGCCGACAACAGCATATACCATCGATGCAGATGCGGCTAACCCCCGAATTTATTTGACGTACAACAGCCGGTGGCCTAGCAATATTCGACGTTATCACGATTCGATTAATATCGAGTACTGGACGGGCTATCCGTCTAAGGATAGCGTTCCTGATGATATCAAAACATGGGTTAAGCTGCGCGTCGGATCTTATTTTGAAAACCGCGAAGCCCTGATGGTAGGCAGCGGCAATTTTATTTCAGAACTGCCTCGCAGTTATGTTGACGGGCTGCTTGACAGGCACAGCGTGATAAAGGTTTTTTGACGATGCGAGCCGGGGCTCTTGATAAATTGGTTCATATAATGAGGCCGGTTGTATCGACTGCCAGGTCGACCGACGGTGCGCCAATAACGACGTGGAGCACCTATATCGCAAATATATGGGCATCGGTCGAACAGAAAACCGGAACCGAAATCTATCAGGATCGAAACAGGTGGGAAGTTGACGAAACAGACTTTATTATGCGCTGGACAACGCACACAATCGATCCTGATTATCGGGTGCGATACGGCGGCAATGACTATGACATAAAGGCCGTGATAAACGTATCTGAAGCAGACAGGGAACGTCGTTTGATTACAAAGCGGCACAGGTAATATATCGTGGGAATAGAATCAAAAGTCTATGATACGCTTTCGGGAAGTGCTGCGGTTGTCGCAATCGTCGGCACAAAGATTTATCCCGATCATAGAACTCAATACGACGGGCTGCCAGCGATAATATTTTACCGAACCCCGGGCGGTGAAAGAATCAATTCATTGACCGGGTATGATTCACTTGAAAACGCTATCATAGAAATTGCAGTTCAGGCATCGGCGGTCGATGGCCGGCGGGCGCTTGGCGATGTCGTTACAGCAGCAATGACAGGATCGACGAGGTTTTCTTGCATCCTGCCGGATCCGCCCTATGACGATTATGACGATGAAACCGGAATTTACGAGCGATTGTTCGATTTTTCGGTCTGGAACGCAACTTAGGAGGTATTAAAAATGGCATACGAGACACAGGGAACCCGCTTTTTTTGGGGCAGTTCAACGTCGGGGTCAACGCTTCAGGAAATTACAGGGGTCAGAAACTGGTCGGGGCTTGGCGGGTCTGCGCCTGTTATCGATGTGACGGATCTCGATAGCGTTTCGCGCGAAAAAATGATGGGCTTACGCGATCCCGGCGAGCTTTCATTAGGGCTATGGTACGATGCTACGGCAGCGGGTCAGCTTGCACTTCAGGCAGATGCGGGCAGCAGAACCTTGCGGAAAATGACTATCAAATGGTCTACCGTGACGGCAAACGGCTTAGGCTGCTTATTTGATGCGTATTCAGGGGGCATTGAAATATCCGGTTCTGAAGACGGGGCTGTCGAGGCATCGTGTCAGATTATCGTTGCCGACGCTGTTACCCATACGACATACACGACATAACAACCATTTATTAGTGAGGTGAAAAATGGCATACGAAACTCAGGGAACTAAATTTTTTTGGAGCACTTCGACCGGCGCATCTACCGCCAATCCGATAGGCGGTGTCCGTAACTGGTCGGGCTTAGGGGGCAGCGCCCCGGTTATCGATGTCACCGATCTTGGCAGCACCGCGCGGGAAAAAATGATGGGGCTACGCGATCCCGGCGAGCTTTCGCTCGGCCTGTGGTACAGCGCAAGCGATACGGGCCAGTCGTTATTGCAGGCTGCGGCATCTGCGCGGTCGCTAAGAAAAATGACGATCAAATGGTCAACGGTATCTGCAAACGGCTTCAAGGCGGAATTCGATGCGTACAGCGGCGGACTTGATATCTCAGGCGCTGAAGACGGGGCGGTCGAAGCGTCCTGCCAGATAATCATCGCCAATGCAGTCACCCATAGCTCCTACGCAACTTAATACTTTAATCAAGGGGGATTTATGAAATTTTTAAGCAGAGATGAAATTCTAGCGCGCGACGACCTTTCTTTTGCAGATGTCGATGTGCCTGAATGGGGCGGAACCGTTCGGGTGCGTATGCTTCGCGCAGTTGACAGGGCGCGGCTTATCGCGGCGCTTGCAGGTCACAGCGATAAAAAGAACGCGCCCAACGATTGGATCGAGCGAATGGTGGTTGCCTGCGCTGTCGATGAATCTGGAAATCCTTTATTTACCGAAAAAGATATGCCAGAACTTGGCAAAAAAAGCAGCAAGGCGCTACAAAGAATATTTGACAAGGCCGATGAACTTAACACGGTTACCCCGAATTCAATGGAACAACTAAAGGGGGAATAAAAGCCCATCCCGAAATGATTTTTTATTTCCGGCTGGCGCGGGAATTGGGCATGACAGTCGGCAGGCTATTACATGAGGCAAGTTCAAGCGAAGTATCCGGCTGGCTTGCCTTTTTAGAAATCGAAAACGAGATTTCTAAAAAAAAGATCGAATCAGAAAAGAAAAATTCGGTTGCTGCAAGCGAAAGCACGTTAAGGGCAAGGATTGACCTTGCGGGAAAAATAGCCGCATCCAAAAAGAAAAAGAAATAATGGCAAAGCTTCGATTTAAAATACAATGGTATGCCGACGATGTCATTAAAGCGATCCGTGAAATGACTTATGAAGAAGAAAAGGCGGCGGGCGAACGAATTATAAAGCGCGTGAAAAAAAATGTTCCGGTCGGCAAAAGAATTGTTGCTGCACCATTTCGCGGTAAATCATGGCAAAGCAGATATCCCGGCAGACTGAAAGCAAGTATCAGGCTCAAAAAATCAAAATACAGGGGCGGCGGATTCGTCGCAATAGCAGGGGATGATTACAACATTTATTATGCCCATTGGGTAGAATACGGAACAATCTTTATGATGAGGCGCAAGGGCTATAAGTATATGCGTAATGCGCTTAAAGCAGAAAAATCATTATTTACCCGTCGATTGAGAAAACGGCTTGGTGTCTAAATGGCTAAAAAAGTCGGATCAGTTTACACCGAAATACGCGCACGTCTCGACAAGTATGAACGCGACTTAAAAAAAGCGCATGGTCAGACGGTCGCCGCGACCACGAAAATCCAAAAGTCAGTTGATAAAATTAATTTTGATAGGCCATCGAAAGGGCTTTTGAAGTTCGGCAACCTATTTAAAACCGCACTTGTCGGACTTGGCATAGGAACTGCCATTAAAGAAATAATATCTGCGTCAAGCGATCTTGAAGAAGTTGCTAGCAAATTTAATGTCGTTTTTGCAGGACAAACTGACATTGTAGAAAATTGGGCAAAAACGCTTCAGGATTCCTATATGATGTCAACGCGGGAATCGAAGCAATACCTATCTTCTATTCAAGATTTACTAGTGCCTATGGGGATGCAGGCGGACGCTGCCGCGAAGATGTCCTTCGAAACCGTGAAACTTGCAGCGGATCTCGGAAGTTTTAACAATGTTAAAACGGCACAGGTAATTGCGGATATTCAATCGGCGCTGGTCGGCAATTTTGAAACTATGAAAAAATACGGGGTCGTATTAAACGAAACCGTAGTCAAGCAGGAAGCGCTAGCTTCAGGGCTTGCGAAATCTAAAGATGAAATTAATGCAAATGTAAAAGCGCAATCTGCATACAATATAATTGTTCGCGGTTCTGCCGCTGCGATAGGCGATGTCGCGCGGACTTCTAATAGCTGGGCGAACCAAATGAAACAACTATCGGCATCGGCTGAAGATTTAAAAGTTGCGCTTGGTTCAACCGGCTTGTTATCGGTAATGACAGAGCTTTTAAAGGTGACCAATTCACTTGTAAAAGCTATGGCTGTTGCCTTCGGGCCTGAAAAATTTTCGAGCATTGCAGAACAAGCCCTCGCCGCGAATAAAAAAATGCTCGGTTCGCTTGAAGCGCAGCTAAAAATGGAAGAAAAATTTGGATCTGTTTACAGCGAGCATTACGCCTATTTAAAACAACAGATACAGTTAAAAAAAGACACGATTGCGCTTCAGGAAAGGGAAATAAAATTAAATCAGGTGTTGACCGCAGCATTTAGGGAAGTGGACGCGGCGCAAAGCAGGCTTAGGGCAAACAGGTTAACCTCCGGCACATCTGGCGTAACCAAAAAAAGTTTTACCGAT